AGCTGCGAATAAGCAGCCTTAGCCATGTTGCACCTAGCAGCCTGCTGGCCCAAGCTGACGCCTTTGGTTTTCCATGCATCTGAATATGCCCGCAGGTTGGCGGTGAAGATTGGTGTCGGTTCCATGTTGTTCTCCTGTGTTATGTTTGGTCAGCATAAAATTATTTCAGGCAATGCGCAATATGTGCTTGCAAGAACGCCGCAAGAAAGTTAGACAGTTGTTAGACGGAACGCAAACAGGAGCAAAACATGACAATTCAATGGGCAACGCCAAAGCGCAAAGGTGGCGCATCAGCTAGCAATAAATCTGGCGTATATCTTGCATCATCAAGAGCGGGCGAAGGTCGGCCAGCACAACTTTCGATTGGCATACAGGCAGACGCAATGAAAGCAATGCGCTGGGTTGTTGGTGATCGGGTTATTTTGGGCCGTGACAGTGAAACAGGCATTTTTGTTTTGTGCCGTCACCCAGACGGTTTTAAGCTGACACCGCGCAGCACGCGCAAGCGCCAAGATTCGGCAGGTCTTTGTATCGCTGCTAGCGTCAAAATGGGAACGCCATCTTTTATTGATGAAGATAAAATTCCAGCATCGGTCGCGCTTGCTGATTGCGAACTGGACGGCGCACAGCTGCGGTTTGTCCTTTATTGATCGGAGCAAAACATGACAGTCACATCAACATACAACGGCGAAGAAATCCAAGTAGACTTTCACGCCGAAACAGAACGCAGCGACTACGGCGTGCCGGGTTCGCCCGTGTGGGATGAAGTCGATCCCGCCAGCATCGAGGTCGCGGCGCTGACCATCTTGGGCATTGACGTCAAGATGACCGATTTGCCCGCACACTTGCAGCAGGCCATCATCGACTTGGCCGACGAAACAGAATTTGCATAGGAGCAACAACAATGAAAACCCTAATTGACCCCACCGCCGCAGATAAGATTGAAGCCGCCCATCCCCGCCTCCGGGCTGGCGAATGGGGCGGCACACATACCGCTTGCATGATGTCTGCGCTTGTGAGAGGCGCGGGAGGTATCCAAGACTGCGTCACGGCTGGCTGGCCGGAATGGCTGGCTGAATTAAACGTGTTTATGTTTGACGCAAATGTGGGCGCAGAATGCGAAGAAACAGCCCGCTACCAATTCGCCCTTGATGTAGCTTATGCGGTACAGGTGCCACGCGATTACGACAAAGCCCGCGACCTGTTTTTGATTGCGACCTTGGATCGCGCTAAAAAGCACGACACAGCCGGTTTATGCCAGCACGTTATTGGCTTGTTGCACCGCCGGATCGCGGGTCAGGATGTTGCGGATGCGATGACAGCCACCTTTTCCGCCGCCGCCCGTGACGCCGCCTTTTCCGCCGCCGGCCGTGCCGCCGCCGATTCCAATGCCGCCGCCGCCTTTTCCGCCGCCCATGCCGCGTCGCGCCAAAACCTGATCGCCGCGCTGAATGCGGCTTAATTAACAAAGGAGCAAAGACAATGAAAATCAAAGACATCCTCACGGACCTGATCGGTGCTATCTCAATCTTCGGAGGCGGCTACGCTTTCTTGGTTATCGGTTACGGGCTGGGGTGGTGATATGAAAAGCATCGCAGCTGCACTGGCCAAAGCACAGGCCAACATGGGCAAGGCACTGAAGCAGGCCAACAACCCGCAATTCAAAAGAAAGTATGCCGATCTGAGCAGCGTCATGGATGCCTGCCTGCCATCGCTCAATGAAGCTGGCATTGCAGTCATTCAGCCCACCGGCGAAAATGAGCATGGCCGCTACGTTGAAACAATCTTGATCCACGGCGAAAGCGGCGAAAGCCTTGCCTGCCGCGTGCCTTTGATTGTCGCCAAGAACGACATGCAGGGTTACGGGTCAGCGGTGACATACGGTCGGCGCTACGGCCTGATGGCAATGGCTGGCATCGCCCCAGAGGATGACGATGGCAATGAAGCCGCCAATGCCGCACCAAAGGTGGAGCCAAAGACTACACCCATTAACACAGAGGCCTCACAGAAGGCTTGCGAGTATCTGGCCGAGGCAGACAGCCTTGACGACCTCAAGGAACGCTGGTCGCGCATCCCAAATCCTGTAGCAGCCTTGCTAGTCGTTAGCGCCGCAAAGGATGCTGCCAAGCTGCGGCTGACACACGCAGCCAATGCCGATCTGGGCGGCGACGAATTACCGTATTGAGAAAAGAAGGGACAAAAAACATGACAAACGATCCACGTCTTTCCGTTGGCGGTAATAACCCGCCAGACCCCATCGACGAGGCACTCGCCCCATACGGCGAAGCCATTGACGAGGCGCAAAACTGGCTGGACGGACAGCCAATCGAAAATTCCGACCAACTCAAGGCAACCGACGCCTTGCTTAAAACCATCAAGGGCGCGCTCAAGGATTTAAACGCTGCCCGCGATGAAAGCACCAAGCCTTTGCACGAGGCTTGGAAAACAGAAATTGCGCGATGGAAACCGACCCAGGATGATCTGGATCGGATCGTCAAAGGCCTGATCGCCTGCCAAGACCCATACAAGCGCAAGCTGGCCGCTGAGAAGGAGGCAGAGAAGCGGGCAGCATGGGATGCCGCCAACAAGGCCCGCCAAGAGGCCGAGGACGCCGCCAAGGCTGCATCAGCGTCAGACATAGACGCACAGCGCGATGCCGCCCAGAAGGCCGCACAGGCGCAGCAGGCGCTTGCAGATGCCAGTGCCAAGCAGAAAGACAAGGTATTGGGCATGCGGACAATCCACCGCTACGAGATCGAGGACCACCGCGCCGCCCTGCATTGGATCGCAGGCAATGACCGGGATGCAGTGACGGCTTTCATCGAGGCTTACGTCGCCAAGAACCACAAACACACCGACATCGCGGGCGTGAAGCGCTGGCAGGAAAAGGAGGCGTATTAATGCACCGCAATGACATCATCGACACATTTGAGCGCATCGAACAAGCCGCAGGCGGTATTGCGAAAACTGATACATGGGAAACGCTGAACCAAACCGTCAAAGCGCTGAATATGAATCGCAAAGATGTGATCCGTGTCATGCTGGATCACTGGGAATCGCAGGGGGCCAGGTGATGCCCTACAAGGTCCGACTGACTGGTCCACGGCAGCGCATGTATGCCCACCAATTGATCGACGCAGCACCGGACTATTCCACGGTGACGATCGCTGGCGGGGATCGGACGCTGGACCAGAACGCTAAGATGTGGGCGATGCTGACAGACATTGCTTTGGCAAAGCCCGAAGGAAGAAAATGGACGCCAGAAACTTGGAAATGTGCATTTATGCACAGCCTTGGTCATCAGGTGCAGTTTGCAGACGGGCTTGACGGCAGCGGACCATTTCCACTGGGCTTTCGGACATCAAAGCTAAACAAAAAACAAATGAGCGACCTGATTGAAGTCATTTACGAATACGGATCAAGGCATGACGTCGAATGGTCGGAAAGGAAAAACGCATGAAACCGACTCTTACACATTCTCGCTGGTATGCATTGCTTGCCATGCACACCATCGATGGCCCGTTTCAAGCCAAAGACATTCGCGCCCAAAGCAGAACCATGTCTGGTTGCGCGCGTGCTGGCTGGATTGAACGTGTTGCAGTTGAAAATAACACGCCTTTTGCTTTACCAAAAACAGCGCCTTACTACCGCGTCACCGCAGCAGGCCGCGAAGCCATTGCTGCGCTTCCAAAGACACCACCGAAGAAAACCTACAAATGAAAGAGCATGACATGACAAACACCACACAGAACGTCACCGCCGATGAATTGCGCGCAATCGTTGAACGCATCGAACACCAAAACGCGCGGATTTCTGACGAAACCGAAGCCCGCGCGGAAATTTATGTTGAAGCCAAGGGCAGCGGATACTGCGTAAAGACTATCCGCAAGATCGTGTCTCTGCGCAAAAAGCGTGCCGATGTTTTGGCCGAAGAAGATGCAATCGAAGAATTGTATCGCCAAGCCCTAGGAATGCTGTGATGCGCTGGATGCTCAAGCCTATCATGGCCCCGATTGCCCGTAACAAGCTATCTGCGCTATATGAAGAAAAGGATCGCATCGCAGCCGGCATCCACCGCGCCAAAAAGAGCAAGGCGCGCGTGACTGACCTTTACGATCTGGCAAAGCAGGTAAACACGGCCTGCCATAAATGGGAGCGTTGGCTTTGAACCTCACCGGTCGCGGTCCTCTTGGGTTAAAACAACCAAAGCCGGAACGCGGCACAGCAAAGGCGCGCGCTCACATGGCCCGCGTCAAGCAGCTTCCATGCGTTATATGTGGCAAGCCCGGCCCGTCAGATGTGCATCATGTGATCTGTGACCGATACGGCACGCACAAGGCCAGCGACTTTGATACCATTCCACTATGCAAACTCTGCCATCAAGATGGTTTGATGGCGATACACAACAACAAACGGGCTTGGGTAGAACGCAACGGCCCCGATCACGGGTTCCTGCCCCTAGTCGCTGAGATGCTCAGATAGGTTGTCAGGCGACAACTCTGCGGCCAGAGCAAGGTATCCGCAGCCATCAATAAAACTGTCCCGGTGCGGACCATTAGCCAGCCGGGCCAGCTTTAGGCCAGCCATACACAGCGCAACCTGATCGGGGCGAACAGGATGCCCCAGAATAATTGACCACATCTGCGCAATGCGGGCGAAGTTTTCCTGCGGTGTCCCGTAGTCTGCCTGACGGTCGCCATTCACCAGCGCGTCAGCCTCGGTCAAGATCCGGCTGCGTTCGTTCATGCTGAAACCCTGACCCTTTGTATCTCGCCTTGATCGGCGTCAAATGTGATTGCTTCCAAAGATGCCCGCGCGGAATAAGCCTTGCCTGCCGCATAGGCATCTTTTGCCGTGATAGCCCTAAGCTGCATCCATTGCAAGCCGCCAATGTCGGCCATCTTTAAATGATGCAGATGCCCGGTGAACAGAAACCGATGACGGGTTTTGCCCCAATCCTCTGCGTGTTCATCCGCCAAGAACATAACCATGCGCTCTGGCTTGGCCCCGTGACCGTGGTGCGCAGCGACAAGGCAATTACCGTGCCGCATCACGAAAAACTCACCCGGTATTTTCTGGACTTCAATGCGCGGGTTTTCGCGGTAACGCTCATGCAGGGCAAACATGATCGCCATGTAAGCCGTTATATCATGATTTCCGGGCAAAATGCGGACAATGACCCGCGCGTGCTTCTGAGCAGCATATTCGATGCCATAGGCCAACGCCTGTATCGTCACGTCCAGCGTCTTGAAATGCCGAGTATCCACATCAAGAACATGCTTGGATCGGGGCGTCATGTTTTGCTGATCGTCGGCGTGAAGCAGATCGCCCAGACCAAGGATAACCGCCGTCTCAGATGCTGGGGATGCATCAACGGCCCGGCCCACCCATTCGCGCACCCTGTTGCTTGCAATGTCCGTGTCGTAATCCTCGCCAGTTTCCTTGCCCCACGCCCTCATTCCAGCATGAACGTCAGCCAAAGGATACACGGTCAGCAGGTTGGCAAGCGTCTGTTCTGGTGCCGATATAGGCAATGCAGGTTCCATGCCCTCCAGCGCCGTCCGTAGGCGGTCTGCGATGCTGTCTGGCGTGTCTTGCTCAGGCTTCAGCAGCGTTGAATAACTTGTGCCGTCTTGCGATTTGGTCTTGGCCCAAATCAGCGCAGGGACCATGCCCGTCCCGACCGCGCTCATGCTGTCACGAACCGCTGGGTCTAGATGCATCCCTAGCTTCTTTGCTTTCTCCAGCCGGGATGCGTAGGTGTAATAATTTAGCTCAGAAGCGTCAGCGGCTTTTCGAACGGATCTGCCATGCTCACGCCAAAGGTCAATCGCCTCCTGCAACAGGGCTGGGTCAATAGGTGGTGTTGGCATTAAAGAGGTTCTCCACGGTCAAGTGGCTTGATCGGCGCTGCAAAGTTGCGTTGCGGTGGCCTGCGGAGGCGTTCGTGCAGGTGTTCTGGCATGTCCACGCTAACACAATCGCGCGGCGTTGTCGTGACAGTTGCAAAATGCCCGTTCTCAGCCCACCACAACTCAATCATATTGCCTTCGGCTGTGATGCCCCACGACATCAGGGACATGTTGAATTCAGATTTCAAAAAAGCCTCAAGGTGCTGGCGATTAAAGCAAGCCTGCGCATTTGCGGCAGAAGATAGCCCGAAGGCTATAACCACCGGAAATAGGCCACGGGCGATCATTACCCGCAGCCTGCATCTATTGTGGCGATAAGAGCAACGCCTGACCTTTTGGATTGCGGCCCACCGTCTTCAATAAGCGCCGCAGCATGTTG